ATTAGTTATACTGTTACCAGTTCTACATTATTTGAGCCCTCAATGATTTGTTCTATTTCCTGTAATAATTTATCAGGGAAGAGTAATGATTCATCAACATCAACTTCAAATGAAAAAGGCTTAAGGTGTTTTAATCTTGCTTTACCGACAATCTGTACCGGCTCAAAGTGGTCAAATGTGTCAAATGTATGCATTTTATCCCGGGCGTCTTTTGGCATACAACCATTATATACAATGATATTATCAGAATCTATTTGAATAGAATCATAATAAATTAATGCCTCTGGAATAATATCTCTTACTGCTAATGCTATAGCACATCCACTTGGAGTAACACATTTTCCATTAATGATGTGCTTTTCTTTTACATTGATCTTGATTTTCATGATAGTATTTTGTTTTTATGTACCGCAATCTACATTAATATTTTCGGAACAGCGAAACTATACAAGGAAATGTTAATAGATATTATCTATGAGATTATAGATTCTTATGTGACTGAGCGAATTACTGCCTTACTTTAAGGCATAGGAAGGGTGTTTTTTATGTGACTGAAAATAAAAAAAGCCCATCCAACTTTTTGGAAAGGCTTTTAAATCAACTAAATACCCAACTACTATGAAAAAATCAACTAAAATGAAGTGTAATCATTTTGAAATGATATTCAAAGCCTCGGCAACAGAATTTGCGACATGATACGTAACGCCTACGCGCTCGAAGTCTGTTTTGCATTTGATTTCACCGTCCGTTAGCTTTCTTTTTGAAGGTGGTAATGTGCCGTCTTTGATTTCTATAATGAATAATTGGCCTCTATAGCCTACTAATGTATCCGTGAAGTTTGGGATTGATGCCACCGAATAAACGACAGCACCGATGTTGCGCATTGCTTCAATTACTTCTGTATGGTTACCATCTGTTCTACCTCTTTTTCTAGTGAAGGGCATTTACTTCTGAGGTTTTGATCTACCGTATAGATATCCTAGAATCAATAACACCATATCTTTTAATCCGGTTGCGGCAAGTATTAAAACTAGTTGATTAATGGTAACTTCTCCAGCCATGAATTTATTAATTACAAACCATAATAGTAGGAACCAACCAATCACAAATTGAAGAGCTATAATTTCATGAATGTTCTTTGTTAGCCAGCTCGAGTTGGGATCTATATCGCGCGCTGTCTCATTATCTCTTGCGTTCTGTACATCTTTGAGGTATTCCTTTTCAAGCTCGACATGCTCAAGTAATAGGGCTTCTTTTTCAGCACTTGAAATACTGCTTTTAGTGATTAGGTTTTTAGCCATTCCTAGCACTCCGGAATCAGGTAATAAATTACCTATCAATTGACCCGCTGATGGTATTACATTAATGAGTAGTTTACCGAATTTGGTATCTCTAAATTTCTTTTTACTTCCCATTGTTACTATTTTTATTTATACTATGCACCTCTGCGGTAAGTGCATCCATTGAGCTTCTTAATAAATCAATACTCTTACTAATGTCCTCATCTTTAGAAGTATTCACAGCGATCTCAATCTGAGATTTAACTATTTGATTGTGTAACCAAACATTGTACCCGATTATTAATGGCACTGCATAACTTAAAAGTTCACTTATTTCGATTGTTCCCATAGTGCGTGTCCTAACATTAACCCAACAAATATAACAAAAAAATGAGCGAGAGCAATCCCAACAGACTGCCCAAACATTGGTAATAAAAACCAGGGCTCATTAAATGAAAGTATGTTTTCTACAAATATCCCAAAAAACATGATACAACATATAAACAGATAGGGCTTATATTTATGACTCTCCTTCAGATATAACGCTACTGTGAAAATAAACATAATCAACCACTTACACAAAGTGGCTACATATCCACGTGGTGAATTTGCAATATCAGATAACGGATATAGTTTATAATAGACAGGATTATCAAAGTCATGAGGAATAAACTTATAGACTATTAATAATCCCAATATCACAAAAACTAACTTTAATGAACTCATTAATATTAGTTTGGTGGATCTTTAGGATCTGGATTTATATTTCCATCATGATCATCTTCATGTGATGATGTAGAAGGTTCGTTTTCAGATTCTTCAACCGGCTTCTTTGGTTCCTTTTCCTTGCTTTTGTTCTTTAATTTCTTTGACATAATCTTCAATTGTTTTTTGCATGTTAATAATTTTGGCAGTCATTTCCGAATTTCTACCGGTAATGTATTGATTTATATATCGTTGTCTTTTAAGTGCTGTCCATAAAGTTAATAACAGTGGTAACAAAATCAGAAACATTACTGCTATCAAATACGAGGCAAGTAAAGTCATACTTTTTTATTTGCATAGTACTAAAAATATGACTAAAAAACAACCTAATAAATAGCGGTATTCTACTAATCGTTCATCCCGTCACTCATAGTATTGATTGTTAATGTGTTATGATATCTTTCATTCGTAAACTTATTTTTTCTTAATATCAACCCTGTCAAACCATCCAATATATTTCTCATACACCTCATTATTTCTCATAAGGTGAATATAAAACTCACCTTGTAAGACGTTCATAACATTATATAGAAGCCTTTTATTTTTACAAGCCCTGAAAGTACTAATTGTTTTTGATCCGATACCACCATCAACCGCAATATCTTTATAATCTCTTTCATTACGGTTACATAGATTTAATGCTTCTTGGAATATCTTTGCGCCCTTACCTCTACCCATATTCACGGATGTATCAAAAATTTCAATAGCAATATCTGCAAATCCTTCCATTAAATGACAACTTTGTTTTAACCAAAAATCATTGTAATAGATTTCTTTAGCCCTTTCTAATGTTAAATTTCTTATGTCCACATTAGGATAAGATCGTTTGGATACTCCATATTTTGTCTCACCCCCTTTATCATCTGGATCGTTAACATAGCCCCCTTCGTGGCCTATTGTGTGCTTAAACGCCTCGTCAAAGGCTGTAAATGAATTGTTCATAACTTAGCTTTTAAATGTGGTTCCATGTTATTTTGTTTATTATTTGCCAGATATTACGATGAGTAACTTTATATTTTCTTGCTAAATGTCTTTGACTATATTCTCTTGTTGAATATAATGTTCTTATTTCTATGACTTGGTTATCTTTTAGTTTAGATCTCCCGTTGTTAGTTCCTTTTGCCTGCCTGTTTTTAATGACCATGTCCTTCATATTGTCTTCATGAGTTCCTAAAAACAAATGATCTGGATTAACACATGTTTTATTATCACATTTATGTAGGATTAATTGGTTTTTATTAAACTCAGATACGTAAGCACAATAAGACACACGATGAGCCCTAACTCCTTTGTTTTTTAACCTAAATTGTCCGTATCCGTTTACAATTGTTCCTATCCACTCCCAACATCCCGTTTGTGGAATTGGCATTATTTTGCTCTCAAATCTAAATAATTCATGATTAGTCATTTTCATTGTCGTTATATCTTAATGCTTCAATTCTCATAATTCTGTGCTACTTACGTTACGTCATTTTCCTTTGCCGTCATCCTCTGTAATCGTTCCTTTATCTAAATCCAAGTTATACTTCTTGTCTGTTGGTAGTTTATTATTAGAAAGCGTCAACAAAATCAGATCGCTATAAGCTTTCTTCTTTATCTGAAGATGTTCTTCGACTCTCTTAATTTCGTTGTTGTACTCTGATAAAATGCTGAGGGTGTTTTTTTCTAGTTTCATGTTTTGGTTTATAATTTATTGAAATTCTGGTTTAACTGTTCCATCCAAGTTCATGGGCTCGATTTCGAACTTACTTATAAACAGTTTATTGATTGCATCCATTTTCCAGGCCTGCAAGTTCAGCTTTCCGCTAACAATCCATGAAGGGTCAATTACTCCTTGTACTCCTATATTCCCGTGCTTGGCTTTGCTCTCCCAACTTTCTGAGTCGATAGTATCTACTTCTGAAAAATGTATTTCATATTCTAACGTTTCATCGTCAATAATTCGCTTTTTTGTATTGAATGCGCGCATTGTTGACCCTGTAGGGTTGTCAGGGTCTTCAAATTTTAAAGCCCTCTTTTTAGTGCCGCTATTTTCAACGGTAAAAACTTTGCCGTCATGATTTACTGTTTTTTGTGCCATGATTTATTTGTTTATTATGCTACTAATCCTAATAATTGTAAGTCATTTATCAAAGCCGCCAATACATTATTATTATTTATGGTGGTTGCAGATGCTGATGCCAATAATGTTTTATCTTCTACTATTGTAGCATTTCTGGTATAAGCAGAAGGTTGTGCTATCGGTGTTGTGCCAAAAAACCCTAAACCAGTAGCGTTAAACTCAAATGAAATACCTGATGATGCATTTTGCATAATCAATCTACTACTAGCATCGTTTGTTCTGGTTAATTGAATATCTCCTGATCCGTCAGGGCGGATGTCAATACTTCCATCTGTTGTGCTATTGCTCAATATACCAAACGAACCTGATAAATCAATATCTCCGGAAGAAGGTACAGTAATTCCACTATCTATTAAATCAGTTCCGTCTGATTTTGCCAATTGATTGTTAGCTGCGTTATTATCAAACCCTGGTCCAATCTCATCAACTGACGCTCCATTTTCACGAGCTCTAAATTTTTCAGTACTGCTATTATACCACTTGTCGCCATTCACTAATGCCGATGGATCACCAGCAAAAGAGCCTACATTAATAGCTGCTAAAGTAGTTGAAGCAGTTGTTTTTAATTGTCCGTTAGCAATTGTTACATTACCATTATCAGGGTCAATAGCTAATCCTATTTTAGTAGCACCATCATAATAATGAAGATCAACACCTATGTTAGTTGTTGGCGTTCCTTGGTTAAACCCTAGACCTGCTTGAAAAGCCTCTGACACGCCAATTACAGGAGCATCAAATACATTTCCTCTTATGGTTGTTCTCTGGGTAGATTGCCCAAATCTTAATATATCTCCAAAACCAAACTCTGCTAAATTAGCACCACCTCTAGAAAGTAATATGTCACTACCAAGCTTAAAAACACCATTTGTAATTTGTAATTCCCCATTAGAAATAGTTACATTTTGCGATGCATCTATTTCAATAGCATTTATAGCTCCTGATTGTATATTGCCAGATGTTTGAAAGTTAATATCGGATGCAGAAGTTATAGCCCCAGTATTATCAACTTTAAATTTATCTACGCCACCAACCTGTAAATCCAAAAGTAAATCAGATGATCCAGGAGCAGCAGTTTCGGTTACATCACACTTGATGGCTGTGTAGTTTCCACTCGTTGCTTTATTAACCGTTAGTGATAAGTCTAAACCAATTTCATCCCCTGTGGACTGGTCTAATACTATTGGGGTTGTCGGTGTTATCTGTGTGTCTCCATCAGCGGTAAAAGCTCCTCCTCCTCCACCAGCAGCTACCTCTAAACTAATTAACCCTGTTCCATCATCATAAGTGAGTACAAAATTATCCTGCCCGGCTCCTACTGTTTGATCAGCGTTGAAAGTGAAATTTCCAAGTAGTACATTACCTGTCCCATTAGGTTCAATGTCTATATCCCCGTCAGATACAGATACTATTTTATTAGTGACTGTGACCGTACCATCTACGTCTATTAAGAACTTATCCGTTCCCGTGTCCTGGAGTTGTAAAATGTTATGAACTCCAGAGCCTAAAGTAGTGGTGATCACATTTATTTTCAGCGCAGTGGACCCACCTGTGCCGCTTGCTTGGTTTACAGTGGGCTGTATTGTTAGATTTGTATCTACTCCTGAGGTAGAAGTATAAGATCCGTCCCAGGTAGCTGAATTTATAGTACTCGTTCCGTTGTTGAACACAAAACTATCTGCACTATCTTCAAAGGTGCTATTAACATCGGCACCAGAGATATCCCCAACTCCATTAGTTGTTATTATTGCATCCTTGGTGCTCTTATAATTTGATTTACTTCTTACTGCCATTAGTTCAATATTGTGTCAAATGAATTGCCAAAGTCATTATTAAAATCACCGCTAAAAGAACTACCCCCTCCACCGGTAGCAACGTCTTTTAACTCTAATAATTCCAAATTATAACTATTGGTCTTAGGACTGATGGTAAGTCCATCTATATGATATACTTTATCGCTATCATGGGTTTCTACCAATACATTAAAAGGGCCCAGATAGATCCCTCCTCCTCCACTTTCTAGTGAAGTAGCGGACCCTGTAATTTTATTTGTGGTGGTTGAAAACTGGCTGCTTAATTGTTTTAATAATATTGTTTGAATAGTATCTGATTCACTTACACTATCTCTGGACCAATCTGTGATAGGGATACCGTCTGCCAACCTATAATAATCATCATAGATATTTTTGTCGTTCACTATTCTATTTGGTTCTGTTTGAACATCCCCAAGCTCGATATCTATCTCTAAGTTTTCATTGATATCATCATCTATTAGCACTGATAATGTTTCTTTGGTAGATGGCGCAAAGCCATTGGGTAATAATTGTAGTATTACATTATCAATAAAAAACTCATCATTGGATACTATACTATCATCTGAAATAGTTCCCACACCTAAAAAAAATGTGGTGGTTAGTTGCCAAAAGACGGTATTATCTGGGTCATCGAAATCATCTGGCCTTACTACGTCAGGAAAATTATCAGCTTCAGTGCCAAAAGTCAATGTATAAAACCTGTGTCTTATAACTGATGCGGTTGTTGTGCGGCCATCAATCTTATATGGTGTGGGTCTTGTAGTGGTGTTTATAGCTCTTAATTGTGTCTCTCCACTTTGACCAATTTCGTTACCAAAATCACCCGTAGCTAAATGGTAATTATGTATTTTTATCTCAAAAGTACCTGTTACTTCTCCCCCTGTTGTTAGAGGCGAATCAATTTCTATTTTATAAGTTTGAAAGTCGCTAGTAGGTGAGGCATTGAATTTCGAAATATATGATGCGTCTTCAGACCATGATCCCGTATCCTTTAGGAAAAAGTCTGTTCCCCCTAATGTTAGCTTAACAATATAGGATACGGATAGATATGGAATATCTGAGGATATATTATCAACGGCAAAATCAAATGAAAATTTAAGTCTGTCACTAGGTGATATTGTTATACTTTGAACAATGGAGGTTATAAAATCATCTCTACCATTAGTAACTGAATCAACATTAGAAAATCCTAAAAAATTATTATCAGGGGTTGATTTTTGTATTAAGGACGTGTTTCCTCCATTTGGGATGAAGGCCCAAAAACGAAACCCTGTATCAAGCAGATTTTCAAAATCGCCGTTTCTAACCAAGTTGATTTCATGCAGTTGATTATTTACTGTTATTTTACCGTAAGAAGGATATATTTCATAATTCTGATCTTGGTCAGCAAACACCAGTCTATTAGTGACGGTGGCTTCATCAATGTTTATTTTTGGGGAATGAGAAGAGTTGGTTACAAAATCCCCTAACGAATCAAATTCACGATAATCATAGCTGGCACTATTCTCCTCTTCCATTCTTGCAATCCACCAGAATTCTTGCCATTGAAAAATTCTTGCTCCAAAATCAATAAGAATGTTACGAAGAACATCATGACAATTGAAGGCTTTACCTTTCCGGAAAAAAGTTTTATTATCTATTTTCGCTTGGTCTAATGGGTCATCAGACGCGGCCGTGTTCATGCTGCCAGAATAAATGTTTATTCCACACCTAATCCCTAACCCTAAATCCAATTTATTAAGAACTCTAGCAATTATTTTAATAGCCTTGTCTACTCCCTCAATCTCTTCACCGCTTTCTAAATAATCTATCTTTTTCAAGTCTTCTAAACCATCAGTAAAAGTGAGAGATGTTACATATGGTTTTATAATATAAGGCTCTTGAAACACCGAAGGAATTAAAAACCCTCTCCATTGTTCTACAAGTCCCGCGCCTTGATTGAGTGACCATATACCTCGATACTTGCGTTCGTCTTGCGTGTATAAGTCTCTGTATAAAAAATCCGTATCACTGATCAGGTTGACCGTTGTATTACTGGGTTCTATTGGTTGTTCGAACAACTTGTTGACCCCCTTGGAAGGTTTGGAATAAACAAAAGGGGTTCCGCCTGTGTCCTTTTCATTTACACCACCAACATAATCCCTCTCTCCTATATCAAATCTATGGGTGTTACCTTGTAAGTCAACCCACTCAGCCCTATGTAAAACGCCATGTGTTAATACAACACCTACAGTAACTGGTTGTTTGATAAGGCAGTTGTTACCGTCCCTCACCCACACGGTATATTCCCCAGCGCTTAAGTTTATAAACTCTCCCGTTGTTTGTCCTGTGCCGTGTATAAAGTCTATTAATCCGTATTCTACAGTAGGAAATGATGACGTACCAACCACGCTCAAAAACCCATTGGATAATCCTTCATCTGCGTTGGTTATACGTATTATTTGAGTAAATAAATCACAAGCCACAGCTACACATGCAGCATCTCCTATGGATTCATTTTTAATTGCGTAAGGAAACTCAGGGTTATTTGTTAAGGTGAAAAAAACTAAATTCAGACCCTCACAAAACGTATAATTGCTGGTTCTAAGAGCGAAGTCAATCCCAAATAACCCTAAATCTGGTCCTGATGACTCTAAACTCTCATTTCTAAAGACAACGATAGCTTCAGCAACGTCATCCCACCGCACTTGTATAATGTCATTAGCAGAAAACGGACTAACATCTTGTAATAAAGTGTATTTAAATATATTAGTCTCAGCCACCTACTGTCTGCCCTCCTGTGCGTGAATTAGTTTGATTTTGATTATTGATAAGCGCGACAAGAGTATTTCCTTGCAATATAAATTCACCGCCTACTTTTATTTCTTGGTTTCTTTGGTTCTCTAGACCAACTGTTCTGCCTGATGCGATAGAGGAACCACGACCTCCGCCTCCGCCTCCGCCACCGCTTAGTGATGCCGCTTGACTAGCCAGAGAAGAACTCAAAGCAGATGCCACAGCTAAGAGTGCAACACCGGCCGCTACTGCAATCGGACCGCCAGCCACACTTGCAAATAATTTGTCTAGCCCAATCTTAGCTATACCTATAGCAATTAATTGTCTTCCAAATGACTTCATAAACCCTGCAACAGATTTCAGTATAGCTTGTCCAAAAAGTGGCACTCCACTTATAGCTCCGCCAATTGTTTCTGCCAATCCTTCAAAAGCTCCGCCAATACCATCTCTTATTGTTTCTTGTAATCTCAAGGCGATCTCATCCATCAGTGCGAAGGAGTTTATCAACTCTTCATTTCTCAGTGACACACCGCTTACAGATTCGCTTAGTCTTTGAAAGGCCGCGGTCTGTTCGTCTATAACACTGGTGTCTCCTTCCGCGAATACGGCAGATCCTTCTATTCCTTTTGTTTTTGGTTCTAATTTTAAAAGGTCATCGAATTTAGCTTTGCGCTCTGCTTCCGCTGTTGCTGCTGCTGCTAACACTGCTGCTTTTAGCAAAAGCTCATTGTTTTCCTTTAATAACCTTGCTTGCCTTTCCCTTATTTCGTTAATTATTTCCTCTCTATTAATTGTAGAGTCAAGTGCTGAAATATATGCTTCGATGTCTCCACTAGCAAATGCAGCATTGACAGTGCTCTGAATACGCGCGGCTTCTTTTGCTACTTCACTTCTTTTTGCAAATGTTTCAATAATATCGTCAATAGATTGTTGTGCACTAAAATTTCCTTTTACAATTTCTGTTAACAATTGTACCGTGCCCCTAAATACCTTATTTAAAGCACTGCCTTGTAACACTAAATCTTGGAATGCACTGTTTAATAATTTGAAATCTGTGTTAAGATTATCTTCCATAATCCTAACCATCTTTGACATTTCTTGATTAGCATCACTCAATGATTCAGTAAAGTCAGCAATTTTTTGTTGTGTTTCTGATAATATAATACCTGAAGTTTGCGCACGTTGTCCAAATTGCTCGAAACCTGCTACGACTTTATTTTGAGCACCTAAAATTTTATTTAAAGCTTCAGTTAATGTTAGTCCATTAAGTGAAATTTCAGTGAATATTTTTCTCAAGTCTGTTCCAGATTTGCTAGCTTGAATTCCACTGGTAGTTAATATCCCAAGTAATGCAGTAACTTGTTCAAGCGAGAATCCGGCTGCTTTACCTGTTGCGCCAACATTGCCCATGGATATGGCAAAATCCTCTAATTTTAAAGCAGAACCAGCAAAAGATTCAGCCATTACATTAGCAACTCTTGTACTTTCAGATGCTTGTAAACCGAAAGCGTTCATTGTTTTAACCATCACCTCGGCTGCCGGAGCTAATTCCTCTCCTGCTGCTGTCGCTAATTGTCTTACAGCATCAGTTGTTAATATTATTTGATTGGTAGACAAGCCAAGTCTTGCAAGAGTTTCCTGCATTTCAGCTATTTCTGAAGCTGTGAATTTTGAAACCCGTCCTAAGTCTAATGCGTTAGCAGTTAATTTTCGAAACTCTTTCTCTGTTGCTCCCGAGATAGCGCGCACTTTACTCATCTGCTCTTCAAAGTCACCTATAAGCCGTATGCTTGAGGTAATACCACGAATTATAAGCTGACCACCAAAGAGTAGACCGAATGATGAAGCTACCGCCTTGGCTGTCTTTTGAAACCCTCTTAGAGAATTTTGAGCGCGCCTCATTTCAGAACGAAGGCGTTTACTCTCTCCGCTTACTATGACGTTTACTCTTTCGGTTTGCGTACCCATTACTCTTTTTTAATCCTCTCTATTGTAGCATATTTGATTTTTTTCTTCCCATTCTTTTCAACTTCACTTGATAACTGCCATAAATCATCTGGTTTTTTTATAGGTCTTTCTTTCCCTTGTTGGACAGCGACCACGTAAAAACAGATCTGCCGCGTCAACGCTTCAAGCTCTTCACGCTCCTGTAAATAGCCCTTATGAGTATTAACAAGCTCACGAACGCTGAAGATATCAAAGTCGGTAGGCTTTAACTTTAATTTCCCAAAGGCTAGTTGCTCCAAATAGTCACGATTAAACGGTTCACTATCTGAAGCGTCTACTTTTTTTTATCTTTATCCTCCCCGTTGTCGACATCTTTAAAAGCAACAGTTACTAGGTCAGCCATTGATTTCATGTCTAAAAAATCAGGCAAGTCATCGCGATCTATTTCTAGTTTGTTATCAGACAGTTTAGCCCCCGACACCAAGCATGAGTAAATGATACTCATCATTTCGGCTACATTCATTCCTACACTGCCCTCTGTTTGTTCCTTTAAAAAGTCCTTATCAAAATTTTCCTGATATTCTAAAAAAGCCCTTACTGTTAATTTATAAGGGTACTCTTTACCTTGAATGGTTACTTTATTCATTATGCTACGTCAGATTTGGTTACGGCTCCTGTGCCTAAAATTGTTCCTGTGATCGTTACATTATCCTCCATTGGTGCCGAAACACTTAATGAAGTATGTATTGCTTGTTGTGTAAATTGTACATCACCCGTCACCGCTGTAGTAAATACTATTGTGACCGCTGTTCCTACCCTAAAATCGTCATAAATTTCTTCAAGACCTTCCGCTGCATCCAAGGCAACTATTGCTTCATAACTCCATGTCGCTCCTCTTAGGGTCGCTAAAAACTCAGAATCTCCACCGCTATCCTTTGTAGTTACATCTCTTGTAGCGGTTGTAAACTCAACGCTATTTGATGAAAGGTTAGATATTGAGGTTCCTCCATTTGTTATTTTAAATAAACTTCCGTTTAATTTTCCTCCTGTAGGCATATTATTTTATTTTAAAGTGTTAATACTGCTATTGTTAGCGAGGTTACCCCCGAATATGTTATCTGGACGCTTCCCGCTAAATTAAATGCATTAGGTGGGAATGGTCCTATAAATTGCTCTGTTGCTAAATCCACTACTACCACTGCACTGGATTTTGTTAAATCACCAAAGGGCACATTGGACGCATCGGTGTTCTGTGCTGTTACTGTTACCGTAATATTACCCCCACTAGCGTTCTTTATGTGTATCCATTCAACACCCGTGTTTATAAAATCATCGCCACCCCCCGATGCTGCGGAGTAAGTAGCTAATAATCCTGATTCCGTTACTTCTTGTCTTGTCAATGTTGCCATTATTTCTTATCTTTTTTTTGTTCTTTTTTTAATAGTCGTTGTTCAATTCGTTCCTTGAGCTGTTCTTTTTGCACTTCCTGGATTAGTTCGCTAAAGTCTTGTTGTTGAACATCTTCAAGTACGGCTTCTTTTTTTTTCAGACATTGTTTGACAAACTTTTCATTTGTGATTATGTACTGATGCCCGCGCTTAAATACCTTTCCGTTTTTCCGCGCTGTTTCCGTGTCTTTTAAAAATCTCAATATGCTCATGGTCGTATTATTCTTACTTTATATTCATCTTCTTGGGTAAACAATGGCGCGTTATCAATTTTAGAGTTAAAAGTACTCGTGTCCTGATACTGTGAACTTTGAACAACAACACCTTTATTGGTTCCTGAATATCGATCAAGTGCGGTTCTTGTTTTTGTAGCCAGATCAAGAATTTCGCTATAAGTCCTTGCATAAATAAACACACCTATAAATTCCTGGTCCAATGTGCTAACACCGTCCTTTGTATCACTTGGATCCACATCATTTATTCTTACCATAATAGCTGGGAAGACGTTTTTTTGAGGCCGTAAATTTGGGAATACACGATCACCAACGACACCCGAAACCGGAGCATCATTTAATAAAACATCTATGAACGCTATATCTGCCGCCATTATAATTTTCTTAATTTACGCTTTAACAATGTACCGTATCCTTTAGCCAATGTCGATCTGATTGCTGCTCTTTTTAATGCAGCGGCTTCTTGCACTACTTGCCCAATTGGATTGGAAGTTGACCGCTTCCCGTCACTTCTGATAAAATCAAAAGCCACTAAATGAAAATGTTTCCCAAATGCTGTTTTTTCTCTTGTTACGTTAAAAAACGTTCCTGCTATTTCTCCTTGAAATATAGTTTCTTGGAATACTTTTCCACTATATGCGGGGCCAACCCAAACTCCAGCATATCTTTTACTTCCTTTTACAACAATACTTTCTGCTAACTGTCCTGTTGAGTCTTTAAAATTAAAATTCTTAATATTTTTTCTGGCTTGGTTTTTAATAACGTTTCCAGCTCTACGCGAAATTGATCGAATCTCTCCCGAAGTTACATTAGCCCTGCTAAGTATCTTTTGTAGCTCTTTATCCCCATTTACCGTTATGTTGAACCCTCCTGCCGCCATTATCTATTATCCCTTTTATCCGCTGTTATCTTTACCCAGCCCTGACGCTTTTGAACCTCTACAATTATGATATAGAAGAAATTAGTCGTACCGCTTTCTGCTACTCTCATCGTTGCATCTACACTATCAACATCACTCGAATACCTGATTGTAAACTCTTCGGTATTTATAGCCACCTGCTGATCTGATTGAAAAACTTCTGCACCTGCCACACGTCCCCCTGACACTTCCCTTTTTGCCCAAACAGTTGTTAAATCATTCCAGTCATCAATTTCTTCATTGGTTGTGCTATCGTTGGTCGGTGTATTGACCTGGATCAATAGCCTAAAATCCATATTGCCAATGAGCGTCTTATTTAATAACATTGTACACCTTAAATTGATTTAACAACATCTTAACGATATCAATCATATTTACCTGAGTGCCTTTAATAAAACTCTCGCGGTTCTCGTACAAATCGGCAATAAACACCTTCACAGCGGTGACTATCTCCTCATCAACATCTGCAATATCTGTCTCGCCTGCTAAATAAGTAATTTCAATAGCATCTATCCGATCAAATGTATCGGGGAAACTATCGACAGCTTCAATTCTCGCCACTTGGCTGTTTATATCAACCCTAAAATTGGATGCATCCCAAGTTTGCTGCACATCATCTTCATCAAAGTATTTAAGCGTTGTCACCGATTGAACGGGACCATTAAGTAGCTCAATAACATCTAAACTATCTGGAAACACATCTAAATTCCGTACCCATGTTTGAGTAAAAAAAGAACGTTCTGCATATTTTTCAGCCCATTTTCTAGCAGACGCGCGTATAGCATCAATAAGAGAATCATCATCATCATGATCAACTCGTAAATGCAATTTTGCATCTGGCAGAGAGATAAGCTCTGTTGCGCTATCTACCGTTCTTTTATAGCTCATTACTCCGTTTTATGTCCAAATATTGAAACCCCCGTGTAAAACGCTGGCGTTGATGTACCTCCAATGGTAACATGACCCCGTATAAATCGATCAAGGTTGTTAACATTAATTGTTAAATCCTCTATAACCCCTGTGGCAGTTAGCTGAGCAAACGCACCGCCTGTGACATCTACAAAAGCATATTGAACCATCTCAAATAATTGTGAGTCGTCCGCATCTGCCGTCCAAGAGGTACCATCTTCAATGTTTTGGTTACCTCCAGAAGTTAGTCCGGTTTCTCCGTTCCAAGCCGCATTGTTTGTAGCTGATACCGTATAATCAGACTTTAACACCATCCAAAACGTAGCTGCCGTCACTTCAACAGGTGGGTCAAACGTAAAAGTATGGCCTATGTAACCACTTGTTAGCGCGCTCAATGCCACCGTTGCCGTTGACCCTATATCTGTGTCGTCAGGATCACCAGAATCATCAGCTTGAATGTTCAAGCTTAAATTTGTTCCATCTGGAATTGTACCGCGTTCTTTTAATGGAATTGTAATGCTCTTGATCTGTCCTACTGCTGCTTGTACAAATGAGGCAGCTAATAAAACACTGTCATCTGACGCAATCCTAAGTTGTACATCGATATTATTTGAACTATCGGCAAATCGATAATTATTAGGCGCACTTTCATTAGAGTCTTGTAACTTGACATCTAATGTCGGTGACGTTCCTGCATCGCTTTTTCCAAAACATGAAAATATGCAATTGTCCTGATACTTGACAATGTCAACTGGTGCAACACCACCCTCATTACTATCTAAAGCCTTGAATGGTGTTACTATTGTATCTGTTGCTAATGCTCCCATTATTTCCTTCTTCTTTTTTTAGGTTTTTTAAAACTTGCTGTTTCCACTTTTTGCTCGTTAATTTCAACGCTCTTTTTTTCATCAGGATAGTAATTGAATTCATGTTCGGTTCCTATAGGAACGGTCGAATATGACCACCCCCTTTTAAATTCAGTCTCCTTTTCTCCAGGGTTTCCTATTCGAAAGTTTCGCTTAGCTACGTACATTATACAACACTTATATCATCAGTTGCACTAAATGAAGCCGCATGTCTTACATCAACATCAAAGTATCCATTTATAACGATTCTAAGCAATCCATTAGTTGCCTGAGTGAATGGATCAACAATCAAGTCGATACCTCCCCATTGTCCCATTAGCAACTCGCTCCATACACCTACAATATAAGCTGAAAGTGCTGTTCCTGTTCCTTTTGTCAAATCATTAGGAACATTTGTAGAACTAAATACAGGAAAGCCCAATACATTAGGAAGAGGGTTGTTCTGGTCGTTAATTATAAAATTTCCTTCAACGCCTGATCCTTGTTTAGGAATACCCATCAATTCATATTTGATTTGTGGATGGGTTAACGCTGCCATTTCACGTCCCGCGTTTGCGCTCTCAACGTTTTGATAATTGCCTTTGATAGCCAAGAATGTAGCCGCTCCACCATTAGTTCCAATATCAGAGGTCCCAATTGACTGTCCTAAAAGACCCAATGGTTCATTGCCTGATCCTGCCCCGTTTATCCCGGCAATATCCAATGCCTCTGCAAGTGCTCTCTCTAATTCGCCTCTTACAAATTGTTCAGAATCAAAACTTGATTGTCGAATCATTGTTTGAGAAATATCAGTGAACCCGCCCAATCTATTAGGGGTTAATTTAACGTTATCAGTAGTTGGAGTAACCTCTGTACCAGCATCGGTTTCGCCTTCCCATGTTAGTGTTACCGCTCCATTATGTCTAGGGAATTGTAGATCGCCTCTGAGACCTGTAATTATTGTTGCTCCCATTCTACCTAGAATAGGGTCTGGTGCAAGAATAGGGATCAACCCTCTCAAGTCAAGATCCACAACATCAGCGCCCTCGGTGCCCACCGTAAAGTCTCTCTTCTCTCCATTTGGCAGATAATCTTTTTTCCTTAAGATTTTAACAAATTTCTCTGGAATAGCTACATTGCCCTCAAGCAAATTACCCGTTTCGCGTGCTTCTTTTTCAGATTCTTGATACATTTCAGCCTCTACCCCCTCAAGATTTGAGTTCGATCTCACTTGATGAATAGCTCTAGTTATTCTGAATTTTCTACCAATCTTGTTAAGATCTTTAACCTCACCCTCATTAGTTTTACCACCAGATGCTGCTGCTGCAATTGCTTTTTGTTCCAATTCACGTGCTTTGAGTGACGCTGTGCGTTCATTAAGAACTTTTGCATCAGCTAACTTGTCTTCACGTTCTTTAACTTCATCAGCAAGTTTTTCCCACTCAGTTTTTTCTTCTGGTGTTCTGTATCTGTTCTCCGTGTCGCATGATTTTCCGATCACATCAATCTTATCGTTTCTTTCAGCTATTTCTTCTTTTAGCTTTTTAATTTGTTCCTGTTTCATCTTGTTTATTAATTATTTTTGTTCTACCTCTAAAATATTTATCCCTTGCTATTAAATCCTTTTCAATTTCTTCTATTGTCTCCTGAACACCTTCTTTGCCTCCCTCCAATGATCTAGCCGCAACGCTAGTATCTGCATAAGCTGGATAAGTGACCGGACTAACATCAAAAAGCTGAGCAAGTTTAACAATGGTTCTTCTGTCTTTTTCCAACTTATTATCAGCCCTAGCAAATTCCCACGTTTCCTCTTTAATAGTAAATGCAAATGAACTTTGAGTCATATTACCATTACGAATATTTTCAAGCGCATCATTGCCAATGGTCGTGTTGGGTGTTTCAAAGCTATAAGTTAAGTTTCCTGTTTCATCAATACCTAAATCCAATGTGCCTTTTCCATCGTTGGAACGGGCCAGTATTAGATTAGGATCATGATTAACCAATGCTCTCACATCATCTCTTAACACATCATCGAAAGCACCTGACGCTATGGTCTCTTCAAACCATCCTAAATCAGTCGTTTTATTGACGACCGCAGCTATTCCTTCAATCGTTTTGCCCTCATCGTCTGTTCTAGCCTCTACTTTGAAATACCTTCTTTCGGCCTTATCGCTTATTTTATGTATATAATCCTTCTTCATAACTCATTAATGTAAAATCCGGTTATTATCAAATGTATATCGTCATCTGTTGTTTTTGCATTTACATACTTTCCTTTGTTCACTAAGATATTCAAAGGTGAAAGTCCTGTTCTGTCACCTCTTATTAATGCATCCTCCCATAGTACTTTATCTACTATTGTAGTATCGAAAGAACTTGCTTCATATATAACTAAAGAAGCATCAACCACAACGCTTACGTCCTGATCGGCTTTGCCGTTTATAGATGTTATTACAAATTGTTGTTTATCTTTTGGACGGAAAAAATTAAAAGCTGTATCAGGTTCCTCTAACACTATAAATACTACTTCAGAATAATCAAAAGGAGCTACAGTTAATTGACCAGTTTGAGTAACCTTGGCGTATGCACCTGTTTTAGCGTCTGTAAGTATAACTCTTTGTTCTGCCATTATATTTAACTACTTGAATTAGGATCAGTTAAAAAACAAACAATATTCACCAGTACTTTCATGTTTGTATTGGAATCATTTGGCTCTACTGTGATCGCTAGGCTCTTTCCATTTGGCAATATTTCATCTGCGGAGAATGTTCCGCCTGAACCAGGAGATATAAACGTTTCATTATGTACTGTTCCGTCTGTAACAGTACTGGAGCCGTCTCCTTTAAATTCATCAACGTCCAACTCAACAGTAGATCCAAAATTACGATTTGAATTTACTTCCACTGCATTTGCCTCTGAAATCAATGTCCCTGCACTCGGATTTTTATAAATCCTAACATGAGTGATGTCAGTTGTTACCCCTCCCGTTGATGGACCAAGATTAACCCTAATTCGATTTATAACTAAGTCTCTAATTTCATTATTTTTTAGAAAAAACACGCCTTGTTCAGTTGCGTCACCTAAAGTCACTATTCCACTACTTAAACTATAAGAGTCTGCTCGTTGTGTGGCAGCTTCAGCAACACTAAAAGATTTAGCCAATGCTAAAATTTCACCGTTTCCATTAACCCCTACTTTATTAGGTGCTGTTCCTCCGTTTTCTATGGTTGCCATTTTTTTATCTTATTGTTTCTACTACTAGTTCTACTAGTTTATTTAATTCCTTAACTTCAAGTAATAATTCATTCAAAGTTGACTCAATTGTATTAGTTGATTCATATATAACAAGTAATTTATCCCCCTTAAAACTTTTTACATCATAATTAAAATTTAATGTTTTCCCTACTTGTTCACCTTTAAATTGAACCTCATTAATATTAAATATATTTTGCCCTTTTGTAATATTTACCACTAATAAAAACCGCACAAATGACTGCTCAAAAATAGTAATACTTCCCCGTTTGGCATCAAATGTAAAGTTTGTTGATGTTTTAGTATTTAAACCTGTTATATCAACCGCCACGTTTTTTTCTTTTTAAATACATTTTAACATCGTGGTCAACTCTTTCTATATATCTTCCAAACAACACTATCCAATTAAATGGTAGTTTAAAGATTGCTATTAATAATTTCATTTGTTATGTCCGTTTAAAATCAGATCTTCACCTTTCATTTTTAATAATTCATCAATATCAATTTCCCTTTGCGTTGGTGTCGTTCCTTTTGCTAAAAAGAACTGCTCCAGTAAATGCATGGGCACCATTGCTCCCTGCACCAAATACATTTCGCCCAATCCATCAGGTAATGGTGGTAAATCGTCCAACGCCCTCAATTCATCTGCATTCATAAGTACGTTTTGTCGCTGGAAACGCATCCATTCTATCTGTGCCATTATATCACTGCGTAACAGTGCTTTAATGTTAAATTTGGTAAAAAAGGGCTTTGTAGCCGTTTTGTTGCTTTCTTTAAAAAGTTTAAAACTGTCTTCCTGTTCTATAACTGTTAAAATAGGGGTTAATCCTTGCAAATAGACTAGGTTTTGTTGTTCAGCGTTGGAGAAAGTGGCTCTTTTATAGTCTTGAATCAACGTTGGAGGTACTCTATAAATACCCGTAATCCTTTCATCTGACAATTCCGCCCCTTGAATCATTTGTACGTCATCGGGATTAATGCCAAAATGAGTATATTTAGCTCCTCCACTAAGCACTGGTGTTTTTCCTAAGGCATCGCCCTGGTTCATTCTTTGCCATGCTTCACGATTTTGATTAGTTTGTTCAGTGTTTAAGTCTTGAGTAAATGTCAATAGCCCCGCTGGCTGTTCTCCCAATACCCTAGCCCTGTACTTATCCATCTTCAGCCGCAATCCAAATGTTTCAGCGGCCCATGTAATTGGACTGACACCAACAATACCGTCAAAAGAATATAATTTATAGTGCAACATGTCTGTAGCTGCAATTAATACTCCTCTGAATCTATACCAAAGCTCACCAGCTATTATTAAGGGTTCGACTTCATCACTAGGTAGGACTGTCTTTTCAACTGGATTCATGCTTGCATCTCGAAGGATTAAAGCATATCCGTTTCCCCAAGAAAGCATTTTATATACTATATCATAACGATAGTTAAACGCAGAAGTAAACCTATTTGGTCTTGTGTGTACTAATGTTTGAATTGTTCCTGTGGAAATTTCTACCCCTTTATCAGTCTTTTGTTTGACATTATAAGGTAGTTTTGCAACGTCTTGAGCAAGTACGTTTATGCATGAAAAAACAGTGTCTATCCGGGTTCCTCTACGGACAGTTACGACCTCACCGCTATCGGTTGTAAAGGATCGTAATCCCTCTATCCATCCTGACTTAGTGTAGATAGTAAAGTTATTGAATCTCTTTTGTACAGCGGTAATCAGGTTGTTAAAACCTTTTTTAACCCACCCCGATATAGTGCTGTCTACCTTTGCCACGCGACAAAATAAACACTATCTAAGTATTAGATGTCAATAATTTATGGGTTTTATAAAAAAGAATTGTAAAGCTTAATATCGTGTGCGTATATTTTTTCCAATCTTATGCGTTGTTCTTTGTTCAATATTATCTTTTTGTCTTGAGGCGTTACATTCTCTGCATACCTGACCAAACTTACAGGTATAAGCTCCTTAAGCTGGTTAATAAGTCCTTTCTCGAAGATTAACACATAGTCACAATCCTTAAAATAATTGACCATAGGCTCGCAATGATTATCGAAAAACCCGCAACGATTAATTTTTGTTATGAAGTCGTCAATGGTTGCGCCCCTGCCTAATGTCCCCCTTCTCAATGTTTCATAATAAGCACTGACGGCCCTATCTATCGGCTCGCGCAACACGGTGAATATGCTGTAATTCTTTACCGGACTTTGAGCCCAGTCTTTGTCTATGTCAATGTCTAACATAGCACAAACAGATGTGACTCCTGTTTTTGGAATGCCTAGGAAGTTGATCTCGTATTTACGGCTGAACCAATAGCGTGTCATTTCTTTTTCTTTAAATAGTGTGATCGGCTCGTTGTAAACGATTTATGATTTCTATACCGCTGCTCTCCACAAACAGTCTCATGCAAATTCTCAGTTTTATAATATGCTTCAATTTGAGAAGTAGAGCATGACATGTAATATTCGAATGTCTCATTGAAACCTTCGATAGTGAACTGGATTTTGTGTTCTGGTATTTTCATTTATTTTGGCATTATATGTATGTCACTTAGTACTATTGAGATTCCTAATTTCTTTTCTACTATTTCTAGCTCTTCCCGTAGTTGGTAAAACATCTCATCTGTAATTTCTTTATGGTTTGTAGTTAGCTCTATTCGCTTACCATACCAATTAGCCTTACATCTGTAGTATTTCAGGAGGAGGCAGCATATTTCATTTGGGGTAATTTTTATACACTTATCAATATTCCCCCTGCTGTTTGGAATTTCGTTGTAAATAAAATTTAATGTATTCATAATATTTTTAGTTTTATCACCATAATTCAGCTACATGCGTTGGTGGTGCTACAATTGGTATATCTAGCGGTGCCAGTGCATCAATGAGCGCGTCAATACCGTCTATCCTGTTTATATCACCTTCCTTACGTATTTTGATCAAATCATTCGCATAAGTATGCAGTAAACAGTTCGATAACATCCACCTCAATACAGGGTTACCACCGTGGCGAATTTTCTTCTTCATTACCAATTCATACAACATGGTAGTTGGAGGTGTTAACCGCGCGGGTGTTTGTGGCAATCCTAGAGTTTCCAGCCCCTCCGCGTTTAATGCGTTCATGGTGCTGATGGCATAGGCTGGATCGGCTATAAGCTGAATGATTTCATGTGTGGTCCTCAAATTGATTATAAACTCGGTAATCTGTGTATGGTCCGTCACGTTTCCAGAGGTGGTCATCACCAGCCCGTCACGTATCCAATCAGGCAAACTACTATGGTCTTTTTCAGACTTTAATTCCACTGTGTCCTCTGGTATCCAAAAGAATGGCAGCACATCATGATAGCCGTCATCATCGGCCGTGCTAACCAATACCAACGCTGTAAAATCTCTCTTATATGCCATGTCAAGACCAGCGTACCACCGTCTACCCTCTACAATAGGCGTTGCATCATTTTTCATCCATAATTCATCAGTCATCCACACCACGCTTGAATTAGACCACAGGTTGAGGTTTTTGGTCTTAAAATCAACCTCTTTGTGTGCTCCTTCATTTTTCGCTTCTTTATATCTGGACTCCAAATAGTGAGGAAATACGCTGACACCATAGTTCGGATTAACTTTCTTCCACGTTTCGATATCCTCCCAATCATCGTCTTCATCGGGTTCGTAGATCATTGAAAAATGACTGTCATCTTCTTTTAGACCATTCAAGATGTCTATCGAAACTCGTCTTAATATTGAATAACATGGTCCCTGTTTTTTAAATCCAGCGGTTGTGATAACTATAAGAAGAGGTTCCGGTCTTGATCCCTGTCCCGAACGTATTACATCGAGTAATCGGCTGTCATCAGCCTCTTGATATTCATCCACGATACCTAAGCTTGGATTAAAACCATCCTTGCTCTTCATATCTCTACTCATAGCTAATACCATCCCATTTCTCTTGTCATGAACAATGCTGGATGTTCTTCCCTTGTAGGAGAATATTCTAACTATCTTAGCTTCATAGTATTTATTAAGTGTTGGGCTAGCCTCAATCATCTTAGCCACAGACGTGGTACAAATCTTGGATTGATCCTCATTGTTGGCACCAACTAGAATTTGAGGTGTCTTTACCGGGTCGGCAAATAGGTGGTCATTTGTTAGTGCTGCAAGAAATGCAGTCTTGCCGTTTTTCCGGGGGATCTGTATGTATGCCCTGGTGATCAACCGCCTACCTTCCTTATTGAATAGTCCAAATATGTAGTGTATTATAAACTTCTGCCACAATTCCAAACTAAAAGGCACACCTTCCCAATCTCCTTCCCACTGATATACATGAGTCTCAATGAATACAACCTTCTTATTGGCTATCTCTGGACGGTAGGACACGTCATTACGTTTACAGAGGGTAATAAACCTTTCACATGATTTAACAACCAAGGAGGGTGCTATAATAGCTCCTTTGATTATGTCTCTTGCGTATATTTCGACCTCGTTCATCTCAGTTCAATGTAACGTTTGTTGCATCCTCATATCCTTTTGCGTAGCCGGTTTCATGACCTTCATTTTTACCATCTTCATGGATGGTTTTAAATATTTCTATCATTCTAAAAGGGGCAGAAATGTGATTATTGGTGGCTAGTTTGATCATTTCCTCGTACTTTTTTTCAAAATATGTGTTATCCATCGTTTTTTTGTTTAAACAGTATCTTATAAATTTAAACCATTGGGCTAGTTAAGATAGGTAATTTATCCTCTTTCTTTGAGAACAGGGTTAGCTTTTCCCTATCTCCTGGGTTAAGTCCGAACTTATTAGAGTGCTTCAGTATGTTCGAATAGGCTTGGTTCATCACTGATTGATAACCATTTATCTGTACACTGACCTTTTCTTCTGTGCTGTAGTCGT